CCATCTACGCTCTCATAAAAAATATAATACTGGTAAGATTTTCCATTGTTACCTAAGAGTTTCAAGGTGGTAGTATCGGCTCCGGCAATGGCTTGATCGTAGACATCTCCGGTGGCAACTATGGATACATCACCATTTCCAAAATCGTATGACACCTCTTGAAAAACCAAGAACTGAGGTACATATCCAAGGTTGTGAGTAACGGTTACTATTCCTGTAACACCAAATGTACCGGTACCGCTCTGGACCACTTTAAGAAGAGAGGAATCGTTTTTGAAGGCAGTTTGTAGGTCAGTAGCCGATAAGACACTTACTCCTTCGACAGATATTTTAAGACCATAATCTTCTGCCATATTTATTAAAATAAACCTGAACCATATCCGATCAATATACGATCATTTGTTCCATCATTAATAATGATTCTCTTGTTTGCTCCATCAATCAACACATTCGAAACTCCGAGACTAAAACTACCGGTAACTGTCTGTCCTGATACTGCCTTCAATATTGCCTCCTGAGTTCCGGTATCAGATACCAGCTCCCACTCTCCGGCTGATATAGCATCGGCTCCTACCATTTCTGCCCTATACATCTTGTTATTGTTGTCCTCATCAAACCAGATATCTCCTATTGCCGTAGAAGTAGGGACCGCATTTTGCCGGAATACGGTAAGAGTTACTAAATTGGGGAATGAGGCTGAAGTAGCGGTAACATTTCCGGACATATCTACTCTGAAAGGAGCTGAGGCCCATGTATTGCCTCCTAGCCATATACCTGATTCGTCTGCCTTGAAAGTCCTCGCTCCGGTACCAACCCTAAGAGCATTAACATTGGTCAGCAGATCAGCACCGCTATTGACGGCTCCCAAGATGGGTACATCCTGAACATCATTGAATGGGTTTACTGTCATATTAGAGAAACAAAACCATTCTCTACACTCGGAGCATCGTTGCTGGAAGTTGTAAATGTGGCTTTAACTGATAATGCTGAAGCCTCGACTCCTTCTTCTGATGAAACAGTTAAACGGTCCGTATCTTTTACTTCTGTCATATTCACATAACCGGCGTAGTTCTTGTCATAGGCTAGGTTGATCTCACAACTGGCCGGGATCTGGTAATAGTTCAGGTTGAAGTTATCCATTGTCGACAGCATCTCCCGATTTAGGGCCATTACACGAGTCTCGAAATACGCTCCATCGAGCTTATTTGAGTAATCGAGCTTGTCTACACCGTAAGTCGTGCCATTCTTCCAAGCAATGTAGACATTGAATCCAGAGACCGCTATCGCACCTATCTCAATCCCTGTCGTTACCAAAGCACTACTGGACCGCTCTGAGATAGGGTAAGGGAAGTCCATGATGAAAGGGTACTTTATATCGTGCCTAGCTAATCTATAAACACCTAGATCACAAGGGTTGCCGGTACCATTACTCATACCGAATAGGAGTTGGCCGTTTAAGTTGCCTACAGATGAGGGATGTACATAGCCATACTTGGTCGGTGAGTAGTCTCCGGGGATTGTTTTGTACAGGTTTAGGACCGATCCATCGTAGGTGTAGAGGTTTCCGGCGAGTCCTGCTTGGACCAAGACAAAATTATCAGCCGGTATGAAGGCGTTGATGCCGGTCTCAGGAATAGTATCGCTTGTAGAGAAGGAGACTGAGTAGGTGTTCCATCTAATTAGTTCTGTTTGAGTGATGGTATCGGAGACCCAAGTACCTACCAGAAGATCTGTGTTTATCTTGCCTAGAGACTTTACCCTGAGAGGTGTCTTAATATCTAAGGCGTTAGCGGTGAAGGTTCCGGCATCTACTTGAGAGACATATTTTCCATCTCCTATATATAAAACCTGATTGACCTCGAACATGGGATGAAAGAGAGCATCAGTATTAGTGAAGGTGGCCCAATTAAGAGCGGTATTACTGGTCCACTCTGCTCCTGTATCATTACCGGAAGCTAGGATTCTATGAAGTCGAGACTCAGTTGCCCAATAGATATATCCTTGATACTCGAAGGCACCAAGACAGCCTACACCGCCTGCGGCCGCCGTTGTGGTGAAGATGAGGGTGAATGAGTTATCAGACGGATCCTGTTGCCATATCTTGCCGTCTGTATATGAGAACCAATAGACCTTGCCGTTAGATGAGACTACCGATTCTTTACAGAAGGCAGTAACTGTCGTTGAAGAGATCTTGGTGAGCTTCTGAGCAACCTTGAGTAGTCCGGGAGTGGAGTGAGGGTCTAGTCCTGTTAGTTTGAAGAATGAATCTTTTGTTCCAGACCACCTAGAATCAGACAATCCTCCTTGATTAAAATTTCCTATTAATATCGGTGTTGCCATGTTTTAAGTATACCGCTTAATAAGGTTTCCCTTCTTTGGTCCAGATGCTAGCGACTGACTTAGCCACTTTGGTCCAGGTGTCGGTTGTCTTGGCCGCCTTAGACCATGTAGCTGATTGTTTAGCCACTTTGGTCCAAACATTAAGGATAAGTCCGTTAATATACTTACGGATTGAATCTGAAAGAGTTTCTAGGTCTGATAAAGATCTCGTTGTTGCTTTTCTCATGGTATCTATTAGGCCTGAGAAGGTATCTGTTAGAGTGAGAAAATATCCTTTTACTGTACCGAATACCTCCGTAAGTGTTCCTGTATCAGAAAAAGATCTGGACCTACCGACTGATCGTGTAAATAGTTCCGCTAAGGTAGTGGTCTCCAAGAAGGCTACAAACCGACCGTAAATACGAGTAAGAGTATCAGTAAGACCGGAGAAGGTGTCTGTTAGGGTTCGGAAATATCCCTTCACTCTAGAAAATACTTCTGAAAGAGTAGCGGTATCTAACCTTACTACCGTAATGGCTCGCCTAAACACTTCACTTGGAGTAATGGTGTCCATAAAAGCTAGTCCCTTTCCATAAACAAAATCAAAGAATGTTTCTGTTACTGTGGCTGTCTCTGATATTACTCTAGTAACGGCTCTGATTATTGAATCTGTAGGAGTTACAGTATCTTCAAGCGTAGAGGTGTAGTTTATGGAATAAGGACCACCATCACCGCCATAAGGTATAGATCCATACTCATTTCCTCCGTACATCAGCCTACCCTCCTCTCACTAGAAGTTAAAAAAAAAAGGAATCTTGATTTATTAGTGTTGTCATGGTTTTTTTATAAATAAGCACAGACAGCGCTGACTACAGTTTTAACCAAATCGCTTCTTAGGTATAAACTTGAGCCACTTGATTGGTCGGTTTTTTCATTTAGATAATAAGATGTTTTGGATGCTACTGACAATAGTTTTTTCTTTGCTCCCGTATTTCCTGTAAAATCTCCGTAAATTGTTAACCTGTAGGTTAAATCCGTATCTGATTCCGTATTATTTGCTGTAGATAATGTGATAAACAAATCGTTTACCGAAGCTGTTTTGTTTAATTGTATAAATCCTACATAGTCTATGTTCCAAAGACCAATCGGAAAAGAGATTGTTATTGTACCTAAGTTATACCAAGTGCCTGCTCCGGGGCTTGCTTGTGATCTTTGGGTAGTATCTGTAACTTCAACTGTCCACTTGGCAGGACTTAATGGAAAACCAAAAGGAGCTTTTTGACTTGAATAAGAAATAGCAGATATTGCCGCATTAGCAAGGGTGTAGTCTGTACCCATATAAACGGTCGCTGTAGTCGCTGAGATAGCCGTAATTATTCCATATTTAACCGTAGTCTGAGTAAATCTAACTCTCATACCCACAGAATATCTAGTCGTGCCATCTGTGGGGATTGTAATTACACCAGTTGGTCCGTCAACAGAAGAGTAAGTCCAGGTTTCATTGACAATGTTCCAACCGTCACGACTAGCGGTTTCTACATCCGTTTGTTGTTGTGCTGTTAAGACCTCCAGAATATCATCACCTACGATTATTGTTCTGGCTGTTGTAACCGGCAACCCTTGCGCTCTTGTTATCGTATAAGTTGTCGTACCTGCCGCACTAGATCCGGCTGTTACCTTTAGTATCTCTGAATTAGCACGAGTCGGTTTAGCTCCTGATGGTTTAACTAAGGCCCACCAAGGATAAATGTTGGGGAGATAGACGGCATTAGCATCGGTTACACCTAAAGAAGTACCAGATGTGGCCGGAGAAGGAGCCGCCGATATTGCTACTATGGATAAATCTGTGTGTACGCTCATGGTTCAAAATAGCCTATTGGTTAATAAGACCCAAAAGTTTAGGCTACTTTGACTTTATGGGTGATCTGTAAAGTATCGGTATCGACCACATTTATTGCGGCGAAGGTTTGAGAAGCGAGCATGATGCCTCCTGAAGTGTTGTTATCAAATAAACCCTCTTCGGTTAATGCTAGAGATCCGGTGAAAGTGAAGGTCTTGACCCATTGTTCGGTGTCTCCGGTAGTTGTCGTGGTCGTGTTAGATACTGTAGCGGCACCTCTGGACCCACCGTTAGTGGTTGATTCAGATCCTAGAGCGGTTGCTGATGGAGTACCTACTCCAAGAGCGATAGCGGTTACTGGACTGGTCGTAGTGCCTCCTAGTTGATCTGCGGTGGCTTTCTTACCAACACTTGTGATGGTGTTCATCTTGATACCGGATAAGGACCACATGCCGGTAAGGAAAGGAATCTGTATATCTAGGTTGTATTTCTTCTTGAGAAGGATCCATAGCTTATTAACTTGGAATAGTGGTTTAGCGTTGCCGTCTTTATCAAACAGCCTCATCTCGGTCCAACCTTTTGCTTTCATACCTGAGAAAATTGATTTATTCATTTTGCTTTTACGCTAATTAATTCCGATTCATCGCAAGTCTTAATACCATCAATGATCTCTTTCTTTTCCAAATCAACTTCTTTTGAGCTTATTCTGTATGTAAACTTCTTACCATCGAAGGATAAAGACAACACTTCACCGGCATCAGAATCTTTATCTTGTTTGAACTTGACCAAATCACCTATTTCGAACTTGTTTTTTATCATAGTGTTAGTTAAATAATAGACCTTTTACTTATTAATATCAAATTATAGATCCTGACCGTTGTTCCACATGGTACTGGCTCCCTGATTAGAGACACCGGGGACCGATGCGACAACATTACGATCTAAATTTTGAGGCTTGAGTGAATTGATAGCGGTAATCTTATCTACCTTGTAGCTTAGTTCCTTCTCGGTTAAGGGTATCGGCTTCTCCCGACTACTCTTCCAGTCAATGATTATTCCTCTCGCCCATATCTCGTGTAGCTCTCTTGGTATACCGTGAGTTGTAGTGGAAGGATCCTGAGACATATCGTTACTTCCATTAAGATCTGAGATTGGAGCAGGCCATGTGTTGACTAGGATCTTGAGTCCGGCCGTTACTGCTGTGATAGTTCCGGAATAAAGAACGATAGAGTTTCTGGTTAAGTCGAAGAAAGCTTCACCAAGTAAGTTACTAAACTGTCCGGTAATCTCTGACTCAGTATTTATGGGTGTTTTTATCTTCGAACTATCGAGTTCCTCTAATTTAATGAAGTTAGTACCATCGAGCTTCGCTTCGATCCTTTTTAGACTAGCTAGAGTGTCTTGTGGCCTTGGATATTCACGCTGATTAGCCACTAAATCGGTGTATTGAGGGATCAAAAGTATATCTTCATCTACATCTAAGATGTCTTTTGCCAGTTCGTCTTGTCGGACCAACATCAAAGAAAGAATTTCAGCATTAGTGAAAGTGGTGGAATTTGTCCTAGTCTTAAATCTGATGTAAGTAGCGAATTGTGTAGGTGTCATAAATTTATTATAGTCCCTCCGACACCCTCACTTATGCCGCCACAACACTTGCTCCGGCTGATAAGGGGTACCAAAGAGCGGTGTATACGATTGTTCCGTCTGAAATATCGGCAGTAGCTACTGTTTGAATAACATTCTGAGCTACGATCTTCTGAGCAAGAACGGTTGTCGCTTCAATACTTGAATCAGGAGTGGCATCATGCCATATCTCGTTAATATCAATAGCTGAAGCAGTTGTCTGAGCAATCATACCGGCGGTGGATAGTGCGGTTCCTACTTCTAGGGTTCCACTAGAACTGGTTAAACTCTCGGTACACTTGGCTAGGATCCTTAGAAGGACTGTTCCGGTAACTGTAAAGAGGGTCGTGGGATTACCTGTACCATTGAAGTCTCCATTGGCGTTGGTGGCGTTATCAAATACGATAGTCTTATCAACACTTGCGGCCCAATCGGTTGTGAGAATAGGGTGTCCTTGAGGATCTAAGGGAAGTAAGTTATTCATAGGAGTTTATTTCTCCTTTGCTTCTTCGGCCTTGACTTCTTTATCTCCGGACATAAATACATCCATCAATTTTCCATCTCGGACCTCATGAATAATATCAGTAATAAATTCTGATTTTTTAGATACTTTTTTTGGTTCTGATTTTTTAGCCATTTTGCTTTGTGTTTTTAATAACTTACCAATAACTACCCTCAATCGGTTGAAAGAGGGTAGGTTGATCATTCAATGTTAAGAAGCCTTAGCTACACCAGTTGTTGCGAAAGTGGCAACTGATCCGGCTACATAAATACCGACTGAGGCTTGAGCCATAACTGTGTGATCTACTGAAGCACAATCTTGTAAGAGAACACTTCCCTCGGTCTGAGCGGATCCAAAACCTACTGCGTGAGCAGGAGTGGCGGCTCCAAGAGCGTTGGAGAAGAAGGTACAGTTTTTCATGAGTAACATACGCTCAACATCTGCGGCGTTGGCTCCGTAAACACGGACCGGTTCGGTTCCACCTGCTTTAACTAGGAATAGACAATCTTGGAATACATTGTCTCTGAGTTGGGCAGTTCCGGAAGGAGCGGTGTTTCGGCTACAAAGAACATTAGGTCTGATACAGTTGTCAGCTACAGCATTGGCTAAAGAACCGAAAGTACAGTTAATGAATTGAGAAGAATCACCATTGGCTACAACTTCTGCGGCTAGATTCTGGTCGAGATCAGTTGATTTGTAGAACTCACAACCCTCCCAAATGGCGTACTCTCCGGAATCAATAACCGAGTAGAGAGATTCGTCTTTGGTATTACCGGAATCAAACTTAATCCCTTGGAAGGTGTTACCAACTCCGGTGTTTAACAAAACGGCTACATCAGTTGCGGCTGTCGTAACTCCCATCGTAACTCTTGCTCTAGCACCCATTCCAATACTGCCCGGTCTGAATCCAAGACCGATGAAATGTAAACGGCTCTTAGAGATCGTAAGCATGGAGGTCTGAGCATGAGCGGCATTCGCACTTAAGAGAATGACATCATGACGGTTACTAACTGCGGCGGCATATGCGGCGGCGATGGTGTTATAGATCATGACCGAACCATCCTTGTAGGATTTCTGGTGATCTGCGTAGAACTGTTCGTAACCCGAATCGGATGCTGGAATAACCATGTAGACCTGACCGGTTGTTGCCGGTAAGCCTTGACTGGCTCCAAGACCTTCTAGGGCTTTTTCTAGTTCTAAATTACCTGCGGAAGCGTTGCTATAGCTACTCATTTTGTTTTTTCTTTCTTGTCTCACTCCGGCTACCACTAGCCGGAGATCAACTTAAATTTTAATTTAACCTATTGCCATCCAACTTAACTGCTCGTTTATCACATTGACATCGGTTTGAAGGCCGACTGTGAATCCTCTACTGGAAGGTGTGATACCAAGTGAGGTGATGAGACTGATTGCTCCGTCTGCTCCGGTCAAAACTGCGGATGCGTCATCCATTCCCTCGTACCATTCCATAGCGGCGTAGCCACTAGCGTTAAGGTTTTGAACCTTAACATAACGAGGTAGGAAGCCTGTGGTGATATCGAAGGCGGCGGCTGTCGAAGAGGTTAGATACCTGCCTACTGCTACATTATTGACTGAAGCGGGAGCGGCTGATTGTGTGCTTGTTACTGCCATATTCTTTCTTTATTTATTTATTAATTAAGCGGATACACCGTGTCTAACAATAACTACGAATCCCTGATTGAGAATCTTAGCTACATACCATGCTACCCAACCGGATGTGCTTCTCTGATTCAATGGATCTGCGGTTCCTGCGGAGCCTAGAGGCTTAACAATGTTCTGTAAGGCTTTACCGGAGATTCTGGTTTGAGCAAAAGCATTTTGTCCGAAGATGGGAGTGTAGTGAACATCAACACTTCCGGCTCCTACTCCTGAGTTTACATAACCATTGGTAGAAAGTAAGAAGCGGACATTTGATAAAGCTCCAATTTCATCAGGCATAACACCGGATTTTGAAGGATACTTCTCAACTGGAATCCAGCCGGTAGCATCATCAAGATCAAAAGCTGAATCTTCATCAACTATTCCGATGAATGAACGACCAACCGGGACTGTGTTGTATCCGGTATTAGGATCAATCATGGAAGTAACAGGTTTAGCGTTGTTACCACGAAGGGTTCTGACGGCTTGCTTGACTTCATCACGGTTCAACTTCATGGCTGAAGAGACTTCGCTATTTTGAGTAGCGGTTGAAGCGTATTGAATGGTCGTACCTGCGACTATGACATCTCTTGCGAGTTGGTCCAAAGAATCACCGGCTTGGTCTCCCAAGATCTCGGCTGTTTCGGTAAGGATTGGATCAAAGGTCTCGACAAGGACTTTGTCGGTAAGGGTAATGTAATCACCGTATTGGAGGACCGTAGCGGTTACATCAGTAACGCTAAGTTGTGAACCTGCCGGAGTAACACCCTCTGAAAGAGCGGTGGTTTGAGCGGTTAAATTACCGTATCTGCGGAACTTGATAACATTGGTACCGTTGTTGGCAGGTATATCCCTGACTTGAGCGAAGCGATTGAATACGAAAGAGGGCATTGCTCTATCTAGCAAAACCTTGTCGTAAAAATTATTAACCTCCACCGGGATCTCTGTTCTGGTTGTGTTAGCCATTTGTTTTTTTGTTATTAATAGATTCGAAAAACAAAAGAGACCCGTCTAGCCTAACTAGACGAGCCTCAGTTTTTCTGTAATGCTCTACTTACCTATAAATATATGCTTATAATTTTTGCCTGTCAAGTAAGGTTACATCATGACCTCATTTATTGGCCTACCGGTTTGTGGATCTGTGCGGTCCATTAATTTATCCTTTCCGGCTTCGCTGGTTAAATGTAGGGATGCTCCAAGCTCTTCTGCTATCTGTTGAGGAACATCTACAAATACTCCTTTTGGAACGAAGTATTTGAATCCGCTCAACTGGACCGTTTCATAAGTACCGGAGACTACGAACTGATACTTCTTACCATTCTTATCTGTTCTCCACTCAACTACTCCCGGCTTCTCTTTTCCCTCACAGGGAATAAAGAACCTGATGGTGGGTTGTGCCATGATCTTATCTCTCATGATGATGGCCTTAGACCGGTATCTCTGCTCTACCAACTTCTCTTCTTTGGGATCCTCCTTCTCTTCAAGAGTATCAACCCTTTTGACGGTTTCCTTAGCCTTCATGGTATTGATAACTGCCAATAGTTGAGACTTGGTGTTGAAGGATTCCACCGCATCTGCCGGCATACCTAAGCTGACAAGCTCTTCCTTGAGCTGTTTGAGTGTTTTCTCTTCCTTTACCTCTGTTTTGTTTTCTTCCATAGTTTTTATATTTAATAATTATTCTCTTCCGTAAATCTTGGCTTTCTGTGCCTCTAGTTCCTCCTTGGTAGCCTTGGACCAATCCGTACCGCCTCCTGACGGCTTCCTGACGGTCTTTCCGGGGACCTTTGTTTCTGCCACTCTCTTCTGTGCCTCTCTCTCTTTAGCCGCACCTATCTTCATCATGTCTTTCGAAGCAACAATGGCTACGATATTGTGAATAGGAATGCCGGAATAGGTAGGATGGTCCATGTATTTCATGGCCGCACCCTTATATTTGGAATACTCCGGATGCTCTGAAAAGTAAGTGGTAATGGCTGTCTGCTTCTTCATGGCCTCAATATCACCACCGTATTTCTTTTCTACGATCTTCTCGATACGCTTCTTATCATCCTCATCAATTTCCTCATCATCCTCTGCCGCCTTGGGTTCCGGCTTGTAATTCTTCACATCCTCATCAATATTGGATTCATCAAACTCATCCGATTCCTCCTCTGGTGATTCTTCCTCCTTGTCCGGCTCTTCTGTTGGTACTTCCTCTTTTACTTCTTCCTCAACAACCTCTTTTACTTCTTCCTCAACAACCTCTTTTTCTATTGGTTCTGGCATATGTTTTATATCCGGTTTTTCCGGTAATAATAATAATTTATAGTATCACGATTTTGGTTCCTCTGTTTCTACGACATCGTAGGGATCATCTTGGGTGTTTATGGTCTCGGTAGGCGGTTGGAGCCTATTTATCATGGTTTCCGGAGTATCTTTCGCCTCTGTATGTACCCTTAAACGGTCTCTGAGGCGTTTTATGGTATCCAAGTCCTCATCGATTATCGATCCGGAAAGTATCTGTTGCTTCACCTTTTCGATATTCTCTTCCATGATCGCTTTGAATCTTATCCAACCCGGATGGACCAGCAAACTTTTGAAGTCTGCCATGGCTTCTTCTTTCAACTGTGGTGTAGAAAAGTCTAATAGTCTGTTCATCTTTGTCCGCTAGTCATGCTAGGAGTGATAGGTCTCATGGGTTGAGCCTTTATTCCGGGCATCATTTCCTTCTGCTGTCCTTCAGAATTCATATCAGTTTGTGTCTGATCTACCGGGAATAGCTCAGGTCTGGTTTTCTTGATACTTAAAGCCTCTATGTGAGTTTTGATATGGGCCTTTGAAGCATCTGTCTCTTTTGCCATAGCGTGAATCTCCAAGTGAACCATATGGTCATCTTCCGGTAACACCGGTGCCGTCTTGTCCTGATTCAATAAATCATTCTGCTGTTCGGCAATACGCTCATCTACCGTTGGAGGGAATAACCGGTCAATCTTGTCCTTAGTCATACCACTCACTCTTGCCCAATCCTTCCAAATATACCTGCGATTGGCTGTCGGTTCTGATAAGGCGAGAGTGTAGAAGGGAGTAAGTAACTGCCGGTCCTCTAAATCCTTGGCTCTACTGACTACCGTTGATTCGATATATACATCCGGATCTAGTCTACAAATGATCTCCGACTTGGTGAGTGGTCTCCACTTAGCACCGAAAGCACCCACAACTCTGACCACCTTCTCATCAATTTCATCATCGAAATTATCCTTGTACATATTGTACCAATGGATTCCCCAAAATCTTTTCTCGGACCAACCAAATACCTTGGCTGATAGAGAGAATCTCGTATCAACATTACTTGAAATTAGGTTTGTTTCTCCAAGAGGTCTATCCTGCTCCGATTGAATACCCATCTTGATATCCGGTACTGCGGCGGCTTTCTGAGCTGATATATCAATGGATTCATAGATGAATTGAAGTAGTGCCAGATTAGGATTAGCCTTATTGAGAGGTGAGATTGAGTTGCTTACCGATTCTCCGGGCTTAGCGTCTATGCCTACAAACTTGTTGAAGTCAAAATCAAGGTCCGATTTATTGTTGATCTTGTTGGTGTCGTAGATGTACATGGGTTCTAGGTCGGCTTTCATGGCTCTCATGCCCAAGTTCTGTGCTACCGCTCTAGCTCTCTGCTTATCTTCAGTAAGATCCGGAATGGAGGTACCATCCCAATCATTACTGTTTTGGTATAAGGCTCTATCAAGAATAGGCCAGTAGTCTCTCTTCAGGACCTTGAGACCGACTACCTTAGTTCTTTCATTGGCAAGCCATACCTTTACCTTCTTCACCTCATCACCTACCTTGGCATGGGTGAACCATTCTGTTATGGCGTACTCGGCATTCACTCCCAAATTGGCTTCACTATCCTTGTTGGTACTCTGATTGTTCTGTGCGTTGTCTCTGGCAACTCTGGCATCTTCCAGTAAAGAATAGGTACTCGATCCATATTTAATCTCGTCAAACTTGATGTTCTTGATGAATGATGGGTGCTTCTCCATCTCATCCTTGCTAACTTTAATCTCCCTGCCTCCAAACCTCATGGCACCCTTACCGGAACGGTCTCCATTGACCGACTTTGCCGCCGGATCTCTCAACCACGAAGTAAAATCAATGTTCTCCGGTAGAGGAATAAAGATGTTGTTATCGTTATCCCTGATGAACTCTTCCATTAGAATCAAACCACGACCACAAAATAGCGTATCCCAATCCCAATTGTAATCAATAATATCCTTCTCCATGTCATCATAATCAGCCTTGGCTAAAGCATTTAGGTTATCTGCCGTGTCCTCATCTCCATCTTCTTTACCTCTGAAGTCCACAATGAGCCTATCGGCATATAGTGAGGCTAGAACAGTTTGAAAGATACTGAACATGGTCGTATCACCCACCGCTCCCTTTTCCCTCTTCTGATTATTGAGTAGCTTTAACCGGACCGCTAATTCATCTTTCTTCGGTTTCTGGTGCTTATATGCCAGATCGTATTCATGCTGGACCTGAGACACTAAACCTTCAAGATCAACTTCTTTGTAAACACCCTTTGTACCATCATCGGAGTATTCTTCCTGCTTCTCATCAGATACTTCCTTGGAATCCTTGACGATCTCCTTGTTGTAAGAACTATCTACCGTTTCTATATATTTTTTTTGTTTAGGCATTTACTTTAATACTTTATCTTCCTTTTCCGAATCAACCATCTGCCGGGCCTCTTCAAACTGGCCGACTATCTGCTTATCGGTATCGGACATTTCAATACCCAAAATGGTGTCTATGGTAGCGGCGGCACCGGCATAGCACATCTTGGTAACTTCGTTTATTTCTTTCTGATTCAGGACCTTGGAACCTTTCTTCGGATCCATGATGAGATAGGAGGAATAAAGCTGGTTTGAGGCGATAACATCCCACATAAAGATATTCTTACCGATCATCCTGACATAGATGGGATAATTCTTGTAGGTCATTATCATCAGTATCCTCATCAGTCCTTTGTGATTCGGTTTATCATCCATAAAATCATTATATATCTATTCTAAATTGATGGGAGCATCCTCCTCAATGAGTTGGCTGTCTCGTATCTCTATCCGGATAAGTACACCATTGGCTTTGTGAATCTCGAACTTCCCATAGGCATATCTCCTGAGCTTGTCTAGAAGGACCGCCTCTCTTTTACTGATGGTAACTATTATCTTTTCTTCCTTTTTATATGGTTTGAACTCCTGCTCTTTATCTATCATATGGATCGTCATTGTGCTTTGCCGTAATTGTATTTCCCTGTCCGGAATTAATTATATCCCTCTGAGATACTGCGAAGTACCGGAAAGAATCTGCTCCGTGTGAGGCCCAATCATGTTCCGGGTGAGACTTGAACACCTGATTATCGTCATCCCATTCTTTGTGATAGCTCATAAGACAGTCAATTCCCTTCTCACAAGCTGTCTTATCAAACCAACACCTATTCAGGATGTTCCTTACCGCCTGTACGCCATCCTCCACCGGCATCATTGGAACTACCTTGAAATCTATCCCAAGGCTTTTAGCGACCTCTAGGCGGCTCTTGCCGGTACCCAATTCCCTGACGCTAATATCGTGAGGTGCGTAATGATCTCCGTAAATGTAGGGTTTCTTATTCAACTCTGAGATGTAGTAGTTTATTCCCTCTCCGGAGCCGGTCATATAATCGATCAGGTGATATTCACTACCTGCCACCTGATAGAACCAGATCGTCATTGAATCATCCATACCTAAATCCCATGCCGTATTCACAAAAGTATTCATATCGTAGGGAACATCGGTGATTCTTCCCTCCTTGTCCGCATCCAACATTTGATTACCATAGTAAGAACCTTGAATTGGTACTTCGAATGAACACATATACTCCTGCTCATATAAGGCACCTGATGGATCCTTCCTGAGTATTTCTTCTCGCTCCTGTGCCAGTACATCCCAAGGGATAGCCTTGGTATCTTCTACCGTTGAGACAAGTGAATACCATTGATCCGGAAAGGCTCTGGCAGTTTGTAGAGTGGTCCAGCCATGATTCTTTCCTCTAGGAGTGTAGATGAAAGCGGCCCAACCGCCATTCTCGGCTAGGATAGGTCGAAGATAATCCCATGCCGCCGGATTCTGAAGGGACCACTCACTAAAAACAACACCAACAGGGTTGGCTCCCATGAGTGAATCAATATGGTCTGATCCTATCAACTGGAATATAGAGTTGTTCTTTGTCTCGATCAGCATCTCCCCATTATCGGTACGCCGTCTTAGTTCCTTTGGGAAGTGATCTGTGAACTTGAATCCACTCCGGTCCATTCCGTTCCAGATAACCTTCTTGGCCTGTTTGTAGGTCGGGAACACATAATAATAGGCACCTACCCTTTCATACATGGACTTTGCCACGAAGTTAATCATGGTCTTGTCCTTACCGGAACGCCTGTGTGCTACCCATACCGCTCTCTTGAATCCATTATCTAAAGCCTCAACTACCGGTAATTGATATTCTCTTGGTTCGAACTGATAAGGTAAGGTGATCTCACTCCTTTTTGGCTCCATATTTGACTACATTGACGGTGGTAATAGTCCCCTCTATCTCCTGCTTCTCTGCGGCATAGTGTCCTTTTATCTTGTATCCCTTGTCCAAGGCTCGATCTATTGCCATATTGTCCGGTCTCCAAAAATACACCAGAACTGTCGGCTCTCCCTTGGTCCTTAATATCTTCCGGACTTTGAATCCTTTGGTTGCCTCCACCATCTTCTCAATCTCTTCATCACTCAACTTGGCATCCATCCGGTAACTGTCTATCTCAACTGCGTTTAGGAGTTCATCATGCTTCTCTGCCAACTTAGAATCAGGTATCAATATATCAAACATTTCCCTAAAGCCCTTACTTTCTGTTACTTGTGATGGTGATTCTGCTGTACTTTCTGAATATCCAGCTTCCCTCAGTATCTTTCCCATCGTTACGCCCTTCTGACCTTTCGATTTTCTGATAACTTCCGATAATATTTTAACTGCGATTATTTGCCTTTGGTTAGCCATTTTCTTTGTTTCGGTTGTTCCGATAACTAATATATTTTAAGTATAGACTATGCTATGTTTCTATGAATCGGGTGTGTTTCCGGTTCTTGATCTGATTCAGTAACATCTTCTTCTTCATCAGGTAAACGGCTGTCCTCTTCCCTTTCACATCCTCAATTATTAGCTCTCCCTTCATCTTGTAGGAGAAGTCGGCGAAGTAACAGATGGGCCGAATCTTATTATGCCTACACCAGAACCCTTTAAGTAAAACGAATTTAGGTTGCTGTTTTAGATGACTAATCAATCGGCCTCTCTCCATGAGTGTCAACTCAGAGCATCGTAGAGCCTCCTTTTTGCTGTCGTGGGTGTGTTTCTGCCTACAAACGGTGATTTTTGCTCCATACTTACTTTTCTTGCCAATTACTTTCCGGTACTCGGATAAGGTTATTTCTATCACTCTTCATCTTACCATCGAGATGATAGAATGGATTTATGCCCATAGATTCAGCTATATCTACTCTTTTACAAAATGGACTCTTAGGTGCCATAATCGTAATCTTGGGAGCAGTTGTCGTTTACCAGTACAAGCAACTTAACAACGAAAAGCTAGAGAGACTTAAAGATTGGCAAAACGGTAATATGTCCAATGTCCAAGCTCTAACAGAGATCCGAATATCTATCCAAAGGATGCTTGATTTACTAACACAAGCAAAAAGAGATGTGTAACTTCATTACCAAATTATTCAAACGGAAACCTAACCCTCTGGATGAGGCCATAGCAGAGGCTAGATTTTCTACGGCTAAAGCTCTTGATAAACAGAAAACCGAAATCCAGAAGCTCAATCAGGAATTGAAGTTCATAATAGAATCCGGATCGGTTGAGATTGTTATTAAGGGTATAAAGGATGTAGTAGAAAAAAATGAACCAAATAATTGAACTCGCCATATTTCATATAGAACACGGACACTTACCGATACTCCTTTCCGGCCTCATGAGATTGATAAGCCTATTTCCTCTAATACTTATCTTGGTATCTGTTACCAAGACCTTTATCGACAAACTACACTTCATCAATGGCCTGAGACCTTACCGGATAGCCATGATGGTGATTCTACTGGCGGCAATCATAGATCAGTTGTTATTTATTTACTTCAACACTCTTACCTTTTTCTCCGATGTTAGTAACGCTCTGGTCGTGGACACCCGATTCCTCTTATTTAATTCGGCAGTAACTTTATTCGCCTACGGATTCCTCTTATTCCTCTTTATCCATGCTTCAAAGAAGGATGCTACCGATAGCCTTTAACTGATCTTCCCGGCTCTTACCCTCCAACAACAATAAATGGTCCAGCAACTCTTCACTTGGATTCTTAAACATGGCGGCCATTTCCTCAAAGGTAAGCGTGAAACAATCTCCGTTTTGTTCGTCTTTGGTGTAGCACTTAATGAGACACCCAAGACATTCCTTCATTCTATTTGTGGCTCATCCGGGGGGATGACTTCTGGTAACTGAGGGACCGGTGGCTCAAGCACATAGAAGATGATTTTTCCGTTCTCCAAGTCTCCTACAACACAGGATCCCAATGGTGCTTTACCTATTACATTGGATAGGGAGTGGAATAGGGTAGCATCTAGGGTATGCTTCATATCTCTGGCTCCAAAGCTACCCTTACCTACCGACAGGTCGGTTAGATAATCCGCCAGCTCGCTACTGACCGTCAAGAATGGGAATCCCTTTACCCTACAAGAGTTGTCCATATTCTTCCTGGCAATAAACTTCCACATTATCTTCTTGTAGCATTCTGCGTCTAGGTGCTTGAAAACGATAAACTCATCCATCCTACCTAAGAACTCAGGGATATTGGAGAACTTCTCAAGGACTGCTCCCATCGCTGGATTACCGGACTGCTTCTCTTCCTCCTTGATGAATCCCAACTTACCCCTTTTCTTATTGACCTCCTTAGCTCCTACATTTGAGGTAAAGATGATGTATGAGCTGGTGAAATCTAGGTCTATCTCCTCTGCTCCATATCTACTTCCTGCCCTAACTATCAATTTACCGGTATCCATTACTCCAAGTAGGAGCTTCCATATATCCGGATGGGCTTTCTCAATCTCGTCAAAAACGATTATGCTTCTTCCAATTAAATCATTCGGAGTAATGATCGTAGGATCACCATACCCAACATAGTTAGGACTGGCACCAACAAATCTCGTAATAGATGTCTGATCTTGTAACTCGGCACAATTGATTATTTTAGGCTGTTTCTTGCCCATGAATAGGAAGTCTGCTAAGGCATAGGAAGCTTCAGTCTTGCCTACGCCTGTCGGTCCTAAGAAGAATAGTACAGATAGTGGTCTGGAGGGATCTGAGAGTCCTGTTTCGTGTCGGGCTACACATCGGGCAAGAGCAGTTAGAGCCTCATCCTGACCGAATAGCTCACCGGCCATTGATTCCTTGATTAATCCAACAAAATCCTCATCAGGAACCAGCCTTTTCAGCTCAGGGATGGATTTCAGGTCCTCGGAGGTTATTTTTGTTATCAATCTTTCCATGATAACAATTTATTTTAGTCCTTTTTATCAAGCATTTATATAAATTATTCTTACAGTTTCACTCCTGAATCCTTGAAGGCTGATATCTTCTTAGTCTTTTTGAACTTCCTCCAAGCTAACATAGCCTCTATCCTCCGACAGTTATCACACATAATCATGTCTCTATCCTTCAATTCTCCACACTCACAGAATCTACTTGTGTTCATTTAATAAATTATTTTTAATTAAATTCAAAGAACTAGATGATAGGGGCAAGTTTGCTAATTACTAATCACTAACTATTTCCAGACTTAATTTCTGAAAATCCTCATCTGTCGGGTCAATTTCAGTTTCCTCTATTCTGTTCATCAGAATGTCTGGCAATCTCCACAGAATATAGGGATAGTCGCTATCGCCTTCAGGGTCTTTAACTTTCATCATCTCTTCGTAAGATTTCTCCGCTGCTTTTATAGCAATCCTCATTTGTGCGAAAAAGCTGGGGATACTCATCTCGTTTGGATTGGGTAAGTTTATTTTAATCATATTTATTCGTAAACAATAAATACTGACCCATATCATTTAATTCTCTGCCTTGTTTTAATGTTCTTTTAACAGCTTACGGATACGGAAAAAGAGCCTTCCGCATAAGGACTTAGGCTCTTTAACCAAGCATAGAGTAGAGTGATTTTCCAAACCAACGCTTCCCCTTTTTATTTTATCACCTTTGTTTTCCTGCTGGTCAGCTAATTCAGTCCTTTGTCTTTCTTCTCGGTCTAAATCATCATTTAATTCTTTCTCCTGCTGGTGAGCCTCACACATCCAATGTTCTCCGTCAAGTTTAGCTCCAGACTTTCCACACCACTCACATCTCTCCTGCTGGTCGGGGGTGGGGTCTTTGGGAACTCCTAAGTATTCATCCCAATCAGCATCAGTTTTGAGGTCTTTCTCTTTCTTGGGCTTCTTGGCGAGTAATTCCTTAATGTCGGCTCTGGTGAGGATTACATCGTTTTTATGTTTTTCAAACCACTCTTTTCTTGTGTATTTCCAGTTAGTCATTTTGATTTAATTCTAATAACTGTTCATTAGCCCAATCTGCTTTGTCGTATGCTTGGTCAAGCTCAATTTCAAGATGTCCCTTAAACTCTTTTTTATCGTCATAAACCCTACCGCAACTGATACATTTGTACCTGTAAACAGTTTCAGTTAATTGTCCGATACCATCTTCACTTTTTAGGTGTGTTACTTTTAGTTTCATTCTCCTTTAATTAACCCCTTAATAATTTCTAGGCAGTCGTTATCCAAAATCTCATTTTCTGAAAGTGATGAAGTATTTTCATAAGGAACTCCTGCCGTAATCTTCATACCACCCACACTCGTAAAGTCAGCACTTACAGTTGGGTTTGCCATATACTTAAATGTTTTATGCTTTCTTTTCTCTATCTTCTCCAACAACTCATCTTTCTGGTCTTGGAGGGCAGAGTCTAGGGTGGATTGGATGAAGTTCATCATTTTCAAATACGATTCTGGACTTAGTTCTCCATTCTTTACAAACCACTCCTGCTCAAATAATTTCCTCCAGTTTGTGTTAGTCATAGGTTAGTCTTCTACTAATTGTCCTTCTTCAGCGTGTGAAGACTGGACTTTGGCATCTAATAGGGCGAAGTTACCAGATTTCATAGATTCAAATAAGGTTTTCCCATCTCGAACTATTGCGTAAGGTAAAAAAACTTGTTCCATTTTCACCATTTGTGTTTCTAATAAAGCCATCTGTGCTTCAACCCAATCTTTTACAATACGCCAAGCAGTTCGCAGAGCTTGTTCTTTGTTTACAAACGAGGCTGGTATTGTCCCTTTAGTGTGCCATCTATCTTTTATTTGACTCTGCATGACTTTTAAGACTGGATTTGGGTCACAAGGCAACCTTATTCCTATCACTTTCCCCTCGGCAGTGATAATGGTAAAAGACAAAGCCTCAATGCTTCCAGTGTCAGTATAGTTAGACATGATTGACTTGGCTCCATGAGTGACAAGCTGTTCTTGAATCTCCATAATCGTTTTGGAAACTTCAATCTTGGTAGTGTAGTTTAGTAGTGGTTTCATACTTAGAATAAGGGTAAGTTAATCTCTTCTTTTTTTTCCGGTTCTACTTCCTTTACCGGCTCCGGTTGCTTCACTTCTACTCTCTCAAAGTCCTTGAGGGGTAGTATAGCTACCTGCCTACCTTTGGGATTGGTCCAGAATGAATCGTACTGGACCGCTAAATCTATGCCCTTCTTACCTTCTATCTGGTAGTAGCACTTGATATTGGCTCCTAAGTAACACCGGAAGATATCGGTTCCCTTGAGAGCGTTCACATCAAGCCCTATGACTAGTGTCTGCTTACCGCTCTCAAACTGTCCTAGACGGCTCATGAAAGGAGACCGGACTTTGTGTATCTTCATTTGGATCCGACCTCCCTCCTTAGCGTATTCCAATAGGGTGTCTTACACTTCGGACATACCTTTGGAGCTTCCGTTCTTGGTATCCACTCATTGCCGCATCTTTTACAGATTAGTTTTTTTAGTTTCATAGGCTTTAGAAAGGCATTTCCTCATTATTAACAGGCTTATCATCTGACTTACCGGTAAAAATCTCTTCACCTTGTACTGCTGTCTCTTCTGACATTACTGCCGGTTGAGCTTCCTCGCCTACTTTACTGGTTATCATTGATTCCATCATCTCCTGAGCCTTGATAACACTCTCTTCCAAGAAGTCAAACTCTTTTACATCTCCGACCAACACCGGTGTTCCATCCTCATTCAGCTTCAACTCGTAGTCCATTACCCATGACTTACCGCTCATCTTCTTTCCATCATCTCCGGTAAATTCATACTTCTCTTGGACCGTGAATAGCTTGACCGTCATGGCGAACATGGGGATCCCTATCGGTCTCTGGTGGGTGAACTGGTGGATCTGCTTACCGAAAGCGTACATCTTGTTCCGGTGTCCGGCTGAGTTCAGGTAGATAATAAATGGTGCGTATTCACCCTCTATTTTCATTACTCCTGATAATAAATGCTGGTAGCTGGTCTCTCCGGGTTTTCCTCCTAGCTTTGGAGTGTTGAATCCTCTACTGATCGCTAAGATATGACACTCAACTGTCTCGAATTGCTGTTTGGTCGGCTTGTAGTAGAACCATCCATTATTAGGCTCTGAGCCATCTGAAAGCTCGTTAGTGCTTCTGCCAATGGAATGTATCTTGAGTATCGGCATACCACCTGATAAGTTCTCAGAACCCATCTTGGAGGCTTGCTGATATCTTCGTGCCAGCTCTTGGTTGGCCGCTATGCTATCCATAGTGATAATCGCACTAGCCATCTCTGCTTCTCGGACCGGTACAAACTCTTCTTTCGGTTTGTTTACGGCGGTTTCTGCCTTTAATTTCTCTCCTAGTGCTTTAAATGTATCTTCTCCGTTCATTTTGTTATATTTATAGTTTAATAATCGATATCGCCATTGCGAAAAACATTAATACTAACCCGAATCCTGCCGCTAACAATCCTATGGCAATTACCCAATCCATTCCTCCAAAAGGGATTGTATATACCTGTCCGGTACATATATTTCGAATGATAAACTCTCCGAAATTCATAGTAGTTTTCAAGCATTGATCAAGGGTTTGACTATCAATGTTTAGTGCCTGTGTTCCTGTCATTTTGTTTATGAATAATATTTAATAACTACCACCCAATACTCACCGTCCTGCTTTACTGAGGCAAAACTGTAATCCGCTCCCATATTGTAGCTATCAGCCACATCCTGAGCATCCTTCTTGTTTTTGAATTTATTGTCCATCCTTGCCTCCTTTGTTCATGTGTAACTCACTACCGTACTGGCCGGTAAGTATCACGCTGTCAATCGGTCCAAACTGGACCATGTTGTGAAATCTGATGGTGATATCTCCGTAGACTTTCTTCATCTTGCCGGTTCTCTTCGCCTCGATCTCCCCAAGGAACACTTCATTCTCCGGATCGATATACCTCAGTTGTTTTATTAACTCTCTGACTTTCATATTAGGTTTTTCCTTTCTATGATTGATTTTTAATACCTGTCTGTATATTAGTATAGGGATATATTATCATATGTCAAGTACCTCCTTTCGGACCGGTTCTAAAAAAGGGTGATAAACTGGTCTCATGGTCCAGTAGCTCAAGTGGGATAGAGCGACAATAGATGACAAAATGCTTCTATTCGGAGGTTATCCGTTCGAATCGGATCTGGACCTTACTTTTGGTAGAGTTTCTTTCTCTTAAAATTTCATCCGGACACATTAGGAGCCGGTATTGGGAAATACCTCTCTGTAGATAGCTTGTTCGGTTGTCTCTCCGGCTATTCGCATCCTCTCTTGTTCTATTAAGGTTGAGCTTTCTGGCTTCTCTTAACAGTCGGCGGCTCTGTGGATTAGAGCTTTCCATCCGGCATACATCTTTCGCCTACCTCTCACCCTCTTTTTATATTCCGCTAGTATTGCGGATCCCTAGTGAGGCTGTCGCTTTGTTCGGGCTTTTCTTTCATAGATAATGTCATTCTTTATTACTGCCTTTCTAGGCCTATCACAATACTTCTCTCCCATCTTGTTGTAATCACTTACCGCATTTGCCTTAGCCGATTCAACCTTACCAATTAGGTCTAGGGGTGAATATCTCTTGAATTTAATCACACTTCCATTTCCTTTCTCTCTCTCATATATCGGTTGTCTCTCCATCTTGCTTCCTAGCCGGATCTTAATGGTCCCGGAAGTGATTAAAATGCCAGTCTCGGTGTAACACTCGTAGCAATCTCCATCAGTTTGCCATTTAATTACCGGTATTGGTAAATGGAATATTCTTGGTACTCGGACCATGCGATATCCTACGATCTTCTCAGGTGGAAAGATATCATTGGCGGTTGCCATCTTTATCATCTGTCGGTCATAGAAAGTGGCTAGGGTATTTCCTAGTTCATCAGCCATCTTTCTACTCGATTTATTTTTTTTATTCATGGTTTTCTATTACACTTATTATTTCTCCATTGCCATTTCTTACAAACATTACCGGATTGATTGTCTTAAACTTGATACTCTTTCCATCACTCTCAAGTTCATATTTAATTCCGGCGGCCAAACATGCTACCACTTCCGGATTCTCCAGTAACTTGTTCATGTATTTCTCCATGATATTAATCGGGTTCTTCATGCCTTTACATATTTGTCTATAATAATTCTTCGGGGACCAACAAGGGAGTTTAGTACACCTATTTCACCATCGATCATTTGGTCTTCGTACTTCTTAGCATAATGACTATTGGGGATAAACCACATATCTTCCTCAATGATTCTTGACATAAACGGAGTAAGCACTACCGGAGTGTTCATAAAAGCCTCCTTGACTACATTCATAGGAGTTCTGTTTTTAAGCATCTTAACTACACTTACAAATTCTTTCTTTGATAGAGTATTTGTCGCACTAATTGATTTATTCCGGTTCTTCATCTCTTGGTCGGTAGTGCTTCTCCTCTTTGAATCGAGGTGGGCTGTTGATAATCTCATTAAATCTTTCCGGGGAAATCCTAAAGCTACACATGGTATTGGAACACCAGAACAGTCCAAAATCTATCTTCGGTTTAATATCCTTGCCACATTTAGGGCATTTATTCTCTCTTAGCTTATTCCAGTCCATTTGAGGTTACACAAAATTTAACACCATAAATCACTCCAATTTCTCCAGACATTACCGCCCTCTGGTCTTTTACATTTTCTTCCGGATGATACAGGCGATAATGAAGATTGATATTCTTCTTTTTCTCTAAACAAAATGGGCATAAAACATTATGATGCCGTCTAGGTTTGGTCCTAATTTCTCTATTTCCTACTGGTTTCCAAAATGTTTCTTTCATTAAAAAGTCTGCTTTTTCGAAGAGTGGGTAGCGTGGGACTTTAGCCTCCCTTGTCCCACCCCTCTAAAAAACAGACTGATGCTAAAGAATTACGCTAAATAAACATTATCATATCTTGTCAAGTAGGTCAAATAAAAGCCTCCGGAGAGGCTTCATTTGAAGGAGTAACCGAGTTTCTCTTTAGTGTAAACACCCTTATGGTGTCTACTCGATCCACAAAGTTATCCAGCATTAAATATACCAAAACAAAAACCGCCCTGTATGCTAGGCGGTTAATGTGTGCGAATCAAGTGTGGCCTGCCGACCTGACTTGATACATGTCGAATGAAACTATCTTTCCTTTTGTTCTGATGTGCGAGGCTTCAAATTAATAATAGCATATCCAGAATAATTTTACTTATGTACTATGAATATGGTATATTATTACTCAGGTTCATGTAGCCGTAGATGAAGAGTCGTGATAACTAACCTCCAAGTTAAGTTTTAATCCGACTCTTTTCTATTTTTTTCTAAACTTTCTTCTAATGCTCTCGATAAGGCCCATCTTTTTGACTACGATCTTTTTGGGATTTTCTATGACCATTGTCTCCCATTCATTCGCCATAGCCTTTTTGACGGCCTTTGGGACCTCTTGCTGTATGGTATCTTTGACCATCTGCCTTATTTCCTCCTTAAAGTCTGCCATTTGCTGTAATATTTTTTCCTGTCCTTTTTTAATGGAATCAATATCGATTGTATTTTGATCTATACCACTCCGGTCCTTGTCCATTTGAACTCTCATGTCGTCTTGTCTTTTTCCTTGTGTATCTAGCTTGTCTAAAATAACTTGCGTAGTTTTATCCATAATCAATCCTTGATAGGGGATTAGCCTTATTTGTTAATTGGTTTGGTCGATAGCGGTATTGACCGAGGTTCTAATTCTGCTCTTCAAACTACCATATTGTGTTTTGAGTGTGTTCAACTCGTTTCTGGTATTGTCCAAGTCATTTATCATCTGATTCCATTTGTTGTATCTCTCAATGGCTTCTCTAGTCTTACCCTCATCTGTAATACCGGCTTGGTCCAATAGAATAAGCCTGATATCCGGTGATGGGACTGGTACAGGAGCAACTATCCATGTATTCACAAACTGGACCGGATCCTCCCATAAGCGATTCAACTCATCAAAGTTATTGGCTATATTGTCTATTCCAAACCCTACCGGATCCTCTTTGTAAATGGACCAATGAAGATGAGCTACCGGTGTTCCGGATTTTCCTATTCTTCCCACTATCTGTCCTTCATTGACATCCTGTTCACCCTTTAAGAAATCAAGCTCGCTCATGTGTGAGTACATCACCCATCTGCTTCCCCAAGGACCATTGATCTTATATACCAAGTGTCTACCGAATCCTGATGTGGGATGAGTGAGATAGTGGTAATAGACCAATCTTCCCGGAGCAATAGCTTTAAGCTCTTGGTTTATGTCTGTATCGCCTCCAGTCCTCTTATTGATATCCGCACCCTCATGCCAGCCATAACTCGTCTGACTACCAAACGGTTGAGCATCATACCAATCTCTCTCAAATTCTTCTTTAGTTCCTGTACTTCCTACCGGAAATCTCATTAATCCATTCTACACCTATTTATTTTAAGTCATCCGGTGCCGCATACCATCTTCCCCATCCACCCTCGTCATAGTTGATTTTAGCCACCTTGATATTCTTCTCCGGATCATACAGGTCCTCGATACTGGTTATTCCAATCTCTTCCATCTGTTTCCGGCGATTAGTTCTATTCATAAAATCATAGTAAGTGCCATTGTTTATCCTCATCAGTCCCATGTCTCTGCTGACAACTGCGTTAGGATCCGATTTATCAACCTTGGCTCCGGTAACTGAGGAAACATATTTCTCATATCCTTTTTCTCCCCAATGACCTTCTACATAGTTAATATCCTGCTCCGATCCATCAGGATTCACAAAACCCTTGCCGGGATTGTAGGAGGGATTCTCACCAAACGAACCGTCATTGTTTAGCACTCTTCTAGCTTCATCTGCCTTGTCTCCAAATGTAGCATCGAGGTAATCATCGTAAGGAGTGGCGTAGACTGTTGCCTTTTCTCCACTTGGTAGGGTTATCTCTTTATCGGGATTCTTAATAGGAGGCGTACCCTTGGCTGGCTGTGTTACTCTCCCCTCTCTTTTGACTGAGGGTGTTTCTGTTGGCTCTTCTTTGGGAGCTGTAATAGCTTCAACTTTCTCAGGTGCGACCTCCGGTAATGGACTTATCCTCCCAAACTTCTCCTTTATCTTTGGATCACTCAGCTTTCCTCCCAATATTCTCTCTTCCACCTTTTCACCAACATTGTAGAAGTACCAGCCCGGCTCTTTTGCTTTCAGGTATGTCATGGCTCTCCAGTACCCTTCCTTATCACTCTGGACCAGTTGCTTCTCAGTAATACCCTCTATCGGATTCTCCTGTGCTTGTTCTCCGGGAATCAGGGCTTGAACACCACCTAAGAATCTCTCCCATCCTGTGCGGATATCTTTACTCCAAGTCATGCTCTTGTATGTTCCAACCAAATCTTCTGCGGCATAAGCCTCCTTAACCAACTTGAAGTTTAACAGGCTCTCCTGTTTAGTTGTCTCCGGTATCGCCTTTTTGAGTTCAATAATGACCTCATCACTTATGAGTTTATTATCGTGTAGGCCGTTTACAAAGTCTTTGAACTCCGCCTCTTCCATTCCTGTCTTGATGTGTTGGAGTATCTTGACCTTCTCGGCATTGGTATTGGCATAGATGATCGCATCTGTATTGGCATCTGCGTTACCTTTGATAAGTCCTACCTTGAATTGACTGATCAGGCGATTGGCCGATTCTCTCTCCTTACTGTCGTATGGGCCTTCTCCTAGCCTTTCTTTAATCATGGCCTTCTCCGCCTCTATACGGCTCTCTGCCGTCATTGGACCGGATTTGTATACCTTGATAGCGTCATTGACTGCCTGACGGTTTTCTAGTGTTTTCTGTGCGGCTTCTTTATCGGCTTGTGTAGATATTTCCTTCAAGGTCTCACTCTGTCCATAATCGGATACTTTCACCCATCTGCCTAAGATGTTGGATATTACCGGAAGATTAAGTAGTTTCTCCAAATTGGTTAGATCTCCCTCCGGTGTGTAGCTTGGCATTATCACTCCTGCTCCCTGATTCTTAATGAGCCAGTCCATGAAGATTGGGAATGAATACTTGGGACCGGCTTTGAAAGCCGCATCCGGTATTATGTTGCGGTGCCTGAACTCGTCATAGGGATTCTGACCACTCATGTAGGAGAGGATAGCTGAAGTACCGGTAATGGCAGGGGATAGGTTGGGCATTTGTCCTGCTCCGTAGGAGAATACATCGAACAGGTCCGTTATATCCAGTCCATTCTCTCCACCCATCGTAGCCAGTTTGTAGAATAGGCCACCGATAAATCTGCCGGTCTCGTCTTGCGGTAATCTCAGGTAAATAGTCTTGCCGTTTATATCCACTCCAAGGACCAGAGGGTTGTAGTTTGTCTTATCGTACTCGGACATATCATCATGCCTCTTCTTCCACCAATCACCGAATAATCCTGCTCCAATAGCCATCAGGATTACCTTGGGTAGTACATTGGCTATTATTGTTTTCCACCAGAAGCCACCTCTTGTCTTTGGATCTGTTGCTGACTGGTAATCCGTTTTCATACCCTCCTTGATAGCGTTACTGAAAAGGAAGATGTTGTTACTTACCGGTGTAAATGTACCTCTTGTGAGGAAGTCCGGAGAGCCTATTCTTGTCCTGATAAACTGTGCCAGTTCTTTTTCCGGCATGATCTCCCTAAGTTCCAAGTATCCTGCCACCTTGGGTAGAGATTCTATGTAGTTTCCTAACAATTCGATTCCATCAAGGAGCATATATACCGGAGACAGTAAACCTCTCTTCTTGGCCTTGACCGTTACTCCTGCCTTATTCATCACTCTCTCTATCTGTTTCTCTTCCGGATCTACTTCATCACCAAAGGTGTCATTGTAGGTTTGTCCAAGTATCTTGGAGTTCTCCATCGCTTTAATAATCGCATCCGGTTTGCTGGTTACTCTGTTCCATGCGTGTCCTGAAGCCTGTTTGTAGCGGTATAAGGCTCTTGGGAATGAGGTGATAGCGTCTTTCAGAGACCTATCCGGTATGTTCTTCCAGTACCTCATGAAGTCTCGGACCGCATTGAATGACTGGAATCCTAAGTTCAGGCTGACAAATAGAGGTCGATATACTTTGGAAGCGGTAAGCTTCTGTGAGAGCTTGGCGGCCAACATGATTGTCTTATCATTCGTTCTATTTATGGTATCGGCTGTCTCCTTCTCCATGTAATAACCCTCCGGCTTACCGTTCCTTATTATGGTTACTAAGCCCTGTGTCGGCTCCTTTGGATCTAAAATCTGCCATCTCTTACCATCGTGATACTTCTTAGCCGGTGTGAGTTCATCGGCAAAAGCCTCGGCATGGAAGTCTACCGCCATTGTCCGGGCATTGTTGTACTCTATGGCTTTCATGGTAGAGATCGCCTTCATAATGGATGAAGTTGCCGGATTAGCCACATCTTTGAGAGTTCCTACCTGCTTGTGAATGGCTGAACTGATGTAGGTATCAAGGTAATCAATCACTTGGAAGGTAGCGTAGGTCTCATTGGCTTTCATGGTCTCCAACATTTGCGGTGTGTAGTAACCGGCATCCTCCGCCATCTTTACTACCGCCTCCATACCGGAGCGGAATAGTCCAAGAGCTTTTTCTACCTTGGCCCAATCTTCCGGAACTGTGTGTGCTTTCAATCCTTCTAGCTGTTCATTGGCAGTTGCCGGCGAATATCCACCCGGATTAGCCAGCTCACCTCTCTCATTGGCTGATCTTTCAAGCTGTAATACTTTACCTAGTGTCTCCCATCCTCCGTCTACCTCTTTCATGAGATCATAGGCAGGTGTGAAGTTGTCATTGACGAAGTTCTTTAGCTTACCGTCAAGGTAATTAAGTCCGGCATACTCCGATATGAGATTGAATCTATCGTCTATCTGTAAGCCTTTCTTTCTGGCAATATTTACCTTTCGATTAAGTGGTGCGTTCCTATCATCGAATAGGACCTGAAGAGTGTGTAGCAGGTTTAACTTTCTGGCTTTCTTCTCAACTGTCTTAGCGGTCCATTTGTCCTCTGCTGTCTTGTATGCCTTGTCCATTGCCTCATTTCTGGCATTGAATACCGCCTCTTCTCCCTCATTGACTAAGTTCCATGTGTCATTGAACTCTTTAAGTATCTCCGGTTTAGTATCGAGAGCTTCGAAGAAGGCTTTGTAGAAGGTAGGAGCTTTCTCCTTGAGTAGTGCCGGATCATTGAACAGGACAGATATGGCATCGGAGTAAAGCTCTTTAGATGAATAGCGGTATCCGGTAAACTTCGGGTTCTCCAATTCATTAAACGGCTTCCATTCCTGAGACAATTCTTTAAGCTCACTCCTGATATTCGTGTTAGTAACCTCTTTGTCTCCGAAGTGTCCTTTCAGGAACTTGTTTAGGCTGTGTATCCTGCCGATCATGTTCCCTCTGGCTAGTGTTTTGTCGGGGAAGAAATCTGCCATGTGTCCTATCTCGTGAGCAAATACTCTTACTGAAAGTTTAGGATCCTTGAATATCTCCGGAGACATCTTGATGATTCCCTCTCCTTTACCATAGAATCGGCCCAAGGCTCTCTTGAATGATTTAAGAGTAGGTGTATCACCGGTAAGACTTTGGACCATGCGTAGCAGTTCAGGGAACTCAACTGCCTTGATGTTCTCTACCATTCTCTCGGCACTCTCAACATCTAAGTTGTAACCGCCTATATCTGCGTTACCGGAGGGTGTCTTGTAGGTGCTGTCGGCACTCCTGACGGCTTCCTGACCGGCTCTCTTCACAAAGAAAGTCCTGTTTTCATCAACAATCGGTTTGAGGATAGCGGCAAAGTTATTCTCTTTGGCTTGAAGTGTGTTCTTCTGTGTCTGTGCTACTTCCAGTTTCGCCTTGAATACTTCATCAAGATTGCTGACTATATCCTCCTGAGCCTTTACTTTTGCTCCCATCTCATCAGACTTATTCTGAAGGTCCTTGATATCTATTCCTTTATTAACCAACTCGGATGTTCTCATGGTTACTTCCTCCTGAGCCTTCTTAACCTTGTTGGTGTAGTAGTCAATCGTATTTTGGGACCGATACTCTGAGGTATCTTCATCAGCCTCTTTCAGACTTTCCTGATAGTTCTTGAGATTGTCCTTTGCCTCGACTATTTTCGATATCTTAGTCTCGGTAAAGCTCTTCTCCACTTTCAACTGTTCCAGCTTGCTTCTCTCTACCTTGTCCATAAAGCTCTTCTCTGCGTTCACTCTGATTACCGGATCGGTGATAAGGTCCAGCTTCATGCCTTCAAAATCCAAATCTCCTACATTTATGACTTTATCTTTGTAGCTCCACAGGTTCTTGATACGCTTCTCCTTGGTCTCTAGCTTCTGGAAGATGAATGAATCAACTGAGTTTTCCAGTAATGGGTAGTGAACACGGACATTGGCCCACATATTACCCTGTCTCCATATTCTTCCGGAGACCTGAATCATATCTGTCGGGTTCCAAGGTAAGTGTAGGAAGTATAGGTCGGTAGCTCTCTCTTGTAGGTTCACTCCCTCTTTAATAGCCTCAGTACCAAGTAGGATCTTCACCTTGCCGGAATTAAAGTCATTCATTATCTTCTGCTTGGCATCTATGCTCATGCCTCCTACTATCTGGTCTATCTCTCCCGGCTTGAAGCCTTTTTCTTTAATCAGGTATTCTTTTACCAAGGGGAATCGATCTACACCACGAGGCATATAGATAACTTGTCCGGCATCTTTATTGGCCTTGAGGGTTAGACTGGCTCCTTCAACTGCGTACTTGATCTTGGGTGAGTTCTCAACAAACTCTTTGTAGTTGTACCCTCCACGATGGAATCGGGATAGATATGGAGAAAGAGTAATGTTTTGAAGTTCGGTAATGGCTACTATGGCTCCACCATTCTTTTTGTCGGCAAATAGTGGCTGTGCTTGTGTCGTGTAGTCCACCTGAAGCGGTGTCATGGACATGGTGATGGTCTTTTTGACGAGGCCCGGCCTTTCTACTCCTGCTTCTTCTCCGGTCCTGAAATCTATGTACTCGGTAACAATCTTTTGTAGCTGTTGTAGGTTCTGAAAAGCCTCGATAACATCTTCCTCTTTGACACTCTGGTCTGCTTTGACTTGGAAGGTGGGTTTAAGTTCCATGAAGAGGGACATAAAATCATTGACATTCTTTAGTCCTAACTGTTCCAGTCTCTTCTTACCCATGAGAGACATAATGGAGTAAATTTCTAGCGGTGAGTTGGTGAAAGGTGTAGCTGAGAGTAAAAAGACATTCCGGTTATTATTATTCTTGAGGATGTACTGAGCCATGAGATACGCCTTGATACCTCTGGCTGAACTGGATCCTCTGACATTCCTAAACTCATTACCGGTACCCTTATCCAGCTTGGCTCCGGCAAAGATGTTCTTGAAGTTGTGTGTCTCGTCAATGGTGATGTGGTCGAAGCCTAAGTCCTCGAAGAATCTCTGGTTGCTCGTACCCTTAATAGCTCTTCCTATCTGTTTATCTACCTCTGCTCCCTCCTTCTCGGCACCTCTCTTGGTGTTATTCATGCCAAGCATGACATCACGGAGGTCTCCGGTAAGTTCCTGATATGTTTCATCTTTGAAGCCTAGCTTGACTAAGCCGTCATAGGTAATGATGGATAGGGTTCCATCTTCTATCTCCAAACTCTTGAGATCTCCCTTGAAAGCGGCTCCAAGGTTCATCAGGCTGTTTATTTTGACATTCGGTATGATCTCCGATATCTCGTTCACCCAACTCTGGTATGTGCCATTTGGGACCACTACAAGAGGTTTCTTTACCCATCCTCTTGCCATCACCTCATTGATAGCAACTATGGCTGTCATTGTTTTACCAACACCGACATCATAAGCCAAGGCTCCGGCTCCTTTGGTAGCCAAGAAAGCGGCACCCTCTTTCTGAATCGCTTTGACTTCGAGTGGATGTGAGCCGGGTTTACCTTTAGGATTGAAAGTATCGTTTACTTCTCCTATGAGTGGGACCATCTTGTAGTCGGGCCGGTAATAGGCATTGAAGGCTCGGTTATACTCATTTTCAATATCACTCTTCTGTTTTTGAGTAAGTGATGTACTCAAATATCGGTTGAATAGACTGTTACCGACATCCCTTCTTCTCTTCCTGACCTCTATATTCTGCTGTTTATCTCCGGTATTGACGATTGTTCCCTGTAAATATCCCTCTATTTCCCAACTGGAACTGCCACCGAAAGCGGCCCAAGGTAGAGGTCTCAGGTAGTCTCTGAAGCCATCTATGAGCCTCTTGCCATCATCCAGCTTTATCTTCTTTACAAAATCGGCTATTGGTTGAAGTCTCGTATCAGCGAGTGATTGTCTCTCCGGTAATATAGCCTCAAGTCCTTTCTTCTGAATCTCGTACTGAGCAGGACTTATCTTGTCCTTCATCAGTTCAAGGTTGTCCAGCTTCTCATAGATATTGCCTTGGTAGTAGTTGATGTTCGGGTAGTAGCTGACAACTCCATCCTCAACTTGGATCGCCATTTCCTTATTCACAAAAGTCTTTGGATCGAACTGAGCTGTATAGAGACTATTAAGCTCTCCGGTAACATTGACGGAGGACCACATGGGGACATCTGCCTTAACCGTAGCACTTAGTTTTTGTGTCTTGTACTTCTTCTTAGGCACGATTTGAGCCTTTTTGTTTATCTCATTGGTGGTCTTGGATACAGGCACCCTATTGGCCGGAGGCTCTACAGGGGATTTAACGGCCTCGTTTATTTCCTCAACTTCCTTTTTCTGCTCATTTTGGTTCTCTTGGACCACTTCTTCCGGTATCTCATCTCTTACAATGGTAGCTTTCCCTTCTGCTCTTTGTATGGCATTTTCCAGCGTTCCCTTAACTTCATCGGCTCCATAATTACCGGTACCCTTGGATATCTCACCCAACACCTTGTCCGGATTGTCGGTAAAGAACTTTCCATCACTCATATCACTCAGCCTCTTTTGTAAGGCCAGTCTGTAAAGAGATGTGTTCGTATCATCCTTTGGTAGAGATTGTTTCTTGAAAATCAGAACATCGGTTCCGATTGATGTTGTTCCGAATACACCATTAGGTAAACGGTAGGCATCGACCAGATATCCTTCCGCCCCCATAGCTTCTTTAGCATAGGTCCAGCTACTATTCAGGAATCCTGATGGGACCACATAGGCCATTACACCATCTTCTTTCAGTAGGTCCATGCCTCTCTTCATAAAGTATTCCTCGTATTTAACTATCTTTGGCTCTTCTCCTAGTCCTAGATACCGGCCACGATGTTCTCCATAGGGAGGATTGCCGATTACCAAAGAATAACCCGGATTTTTTTCATTAAACAATAATGGCTTCTTATTGCCTCTACTGTCCATAAAAAACTCTTCAAATGGTTGGTTGAATACGCTGACATTGGGATAAAGTATCCTAATTATTTCTGCGGAGGTCTTGTTGATTTCGAAAGCAAATTTGTTTCCTTCCTTCGGAGCGTTAGCCAAAAAACCTCCGATACCGGCTGAAGGCTCCATAACTGCCGATCTATCGTCAAACTTGGTTACTTCATTAACCTTCTTCCACATGAAGTCTACGATAGGTTTAGGCGTGTAATATTCATCTAAAAGCCCTCTGCCCTCTGCTCCGGCCTTCTCTAGCCCTCCGGCTCCTGAATACTGTCTTAGGATATCTTTCTCTGTCTCGGTGTATGTTTCTTTATTCTCGGCAATAAGATCTTCTACCTGTTTATTTATTGCCACTTGGTCCTTGGCTGTTTTCTGGACCGGTACATCATAAGCTACCGACTTTCTGTGCCATTTGGCTACAAAAGCTCCCTCTAGGTCCTCCTTGAGTTTATTGTTCCTCTCTTTATTAAAAATATCTACATAGTTGTCAAGCCAGTCTTGTTCAGCCTTATCCAATAAATCGGTAGGAAAATCACTTATCCGTGCTGTAAGTCGCTCTCTAATGCCAGTATCGCTGACCTCAGATTCCCCTCGTGCCACTTCTCCGCCACTGACTTCAACTGCCTCACCAGCTCCGGCTTGTTCTTCTGTGCCTTCTCGTACAATATCGGCTGGTTGTCCGGATCTATCAGCTCCTTCCCTATCTTGATCGGTTGTTTCAACATTTGGCTTAATTATACTCTCCGCTCTTCTATCCTGTTCCATTTTATACTCAGTGATCATTCTGTCGTAGTGATCTCTCATGTCCTTATCGTGTTCGGTGTTCTTAGGAAAATAGGTTTTCTTATCCTCATACATATCTATGTACTGTTGGATCTCTTTATCCGAAAACTGTTTGATGAACTCATTGTTTCCCTCTTCTAACTCTTTAATCTTCTCAGTAGAAAATGTACCCTCAATCCTTTCATCCGTAATCCTTGTGGATATTCCACCTTCTCTGGTAGGTATTACATCGAATGTAGTGATCTTATACTGCTTTTCGGGCTTGGCTACTCCTTGGGGAGAGAGAATGTATCTCTGGTCTCCATCTCCGTATTTACCAAACTCGGTAATCTCTCCTGTCTCCAAGTCCTTTTCCTTACCGGCTATTATTCCCTTTCCTGATTTATTTGGTTTGGGCATTTCCAATATCTCTCTTCTGCCTCCGTACTGGCCGTTCTCTTTGTTCCACCAGATATCTTCTACTACATCTCCGACCTTGAATTGAGACATCTTCTTGGCTCCTACGCTATCCCTGTAAAGATCTGCCAAGGCATGGCTTAGGCCTACTCCTGATTTGAATAGATAGGAGTTGTGAGCCAAGTTCCTGAACTCTTCTTGGTTCAAGTCTTGGGTGAATACCTTTAACTCATCCTTACTGTAATCCTCAATCTTATTAAGAATGACATTGGAATCCTTTTCCTCTCCAAATATCTCCTTCTTGAATACATCATCATCTCTTTCCTCGCTG